AAAATAACCACATACCTATTTCATATTTTGTATTTTTTATTTTAAAAATATTTTGCTTATCATTTAAATAATAAAATAATCCAACTATTAACACTAATATTGTTATAATAAAATAATAATAATAATTATTTTTTATTGATTCAAGAATCATAAGTAATATATCAAGAATCATAAGTAATATATTACATTATAAGTATATTATTTATTCATAAAAATTATTTATATGTATAATAGGTTATTATACTTTATAAATTTTCAAAAGCTGTTTTCTTACCATGACAATCTCTACATAATGCTTCTAAATTATCAATATTATTTGAACCTCCATATTCTAACTTTTTAACATGATCTACTTCAAACCATGCTGGTAATTGCTTTTTACAATGCATACAGTGCCAGTTTTGCGAAGCAGCTACATATTTTTTTTTAGTTTCACTAACGCTTCTTTTTGTTGACACATTTCCAGACGACAATATTTTTTGCTGTTGCTTAGATAAATAGTTTTGATTATTATTTATTGAAGTTAATAAATTTTGTGTTTGTTGATTATTTGCAGAACTAGAAAAATTAAAATTAGTATTTAATTCACTTGATATTGATTTAGATGTTAAATCAATAATAGGAGTAATAAAACTTGCTGTATTCCTATCAATTGGTAAATATTTTATATAACTGTTTGCATGAGTCACAAGTTCTTTATAGTTACCTGGATTTTTCTTAATAAACAAATATACACATAAACCCAAAAAAGCAAATAGTGCCATTTTGTAGTATTTTTGATATTGCTTGAGCTTATTAATTAATTTTCCTTCATAATACGTGTTTGCTAATACAAAAATAGTTATTAGAAAAATAATTAATTCTAGTTTCATAATATTAATATTTAATATATAAATATATTATTACTAGAATAATTACAATTATTAAAGCACCAAAAATATATTTTTCTTTATTTTTGCGTTCATCCATTTTTTTTATTTCTTTTAATTTATAATTTTCATAATATTTGTTTAAAGCATCGTAATATGTTAATTCAGGTTTACCTAAATAACTATTTATTTTGTTATGTATAAAATGAACCCATTTTGAAAATGATTCTCTTGAATCCAAATATGGTGTTACGGGATATGCATCTAAAAATTTGCTAAAAACACCTCCTATATCAGAAACTGGTAAAAAAAGAGGTAAATTTGTTATAAAGTCGTAATATTTTTTTTTTGTACACTCGTTTATATGTAACGGATAAGATAAAGCAATTGTATGTAATACAAACCAATAATGTGGACCCCATATAATAGGATTAAATATATGATTTTCGTTGTGCATATTAAAATTTTATTATATTAAAATTTATTATATTAATTTTAATGAATTAATATATTAGTCTTTGTTTAGTAACTAAATAAATTATATAAAAACATTATTATTAGTTATAACAACTAATAACTAATAATAATGAATATAAAAAAACAATATTTTTGCAACAATTGTGGCAAACTCGGACATTTATTCCATCAATGTAAAGTACCTATTACTAGTATAGGTATTATTCCTATTAGAATTGTAAAAAAATATAACCCTTCTCTAAATAAATTAGAAAATTCAGTTGAACTATTAATTATTAAACGTAAAGACACTTTATCATTTGTAGATTTTATGCGTGGAAAATATTCTATTGAAGATAAAAATTATATAAAAAATTTATTAAATAATATGACTACAAATGAGAGAAATTATATATTAAATAACGATTTTGATACAATATGGCAATATTTATGGAATTATAATACTAATAATTCTTATAAAAATGAAGAAAAAACTTCAAAAATTAAATTTACAATTTTAAAACAAGGTTACACTAATATTTTAGAAAATTATAATTTAAAGTCGTTAATAGATTTATGTGATAAAAATTATAAGGAACCAGAATGGGGATTTCCAAAAGGACGACGAAACTATCAAGAAAAAGATATTATATGTGGATTAAGAGAATTTGAAGAAGAAACTGGTTATCACAAAAACGATATTATACTAATTAATAATATAGTTCCATATGAAGAAATTTTTAGTGGTTCTAATTATAAATCATATAAGCATAAATATTTTGTAGGTATTATTGTTGATAATAGTCAGCCTAAAAACGATTATCAAATATATGAAATTACCGAAATAAAATGGATACAAATTGACGAGGTTAATACTTATATTAGAGAATATAATTATGAAAAAAAAAAAATAATAGATTATTTAAATAAATTATTAAAAAGTTATAAACTATATATTTAATATATAGTAATGAGCACTATTAATAAAAATGAATTAAATGAGGGAGACATTGTTAATCTTTCGATGTCTTTAAGCGATGAAAGTGATAAAGAAGAGGCAGAAGAACAACCCGAAGAAGAACAAGAAGAACAAGAAAGCGAAGTAGAAGAGGAACAAGAAGTAGAAGTAGAAGAGGAACCCGAAGTAGAAGAAGAGCAAGAAAGCGAAGTAGAAGAAGAACAAGAAGTAGAAGTAGAAGAGGAACCCGAAGTAGAAGAAGAACAAGAAAGCGAAGTAGAAGAAGAACCAGAAGAAAGTGAAGTAGAAGAGGAACAAGAACAAGAAAGCGAAGTAGAAGAAGAAGAAGAACAAGAACAAGAAAGCGAAGTAGAGAGCAATGTTGAAGAAATTACACAACAACCAAAAGCAAATCAATACACAACACAAGATAACACCAAGAAAAAAAACAATGAAGAATTGGTATCATTATTTAGAGAAAATATAAATAAATTTGATAATAGCAAATTGGACAAAAATAAATTGGAAATACTAGAAAAAGATTTAAATACTATGACAGATTATAAATATTTTAATAATGCTGTTGAATTATTGAATGCAAAAGAGTTAAATGATTCTTTTGATAAAAACTATAAATATTTGTATCCACATTTAGATGACGAATTTTTAAATATTAAAATAGCAAATAAACAAGAATTTCTAGAAAATAAATTAATAATTAAAATAAATGATGATTTTGAGAAGCAAAGTAATGAAATTTGCAATAAAGATTTTGAGTTAGCACCGCATCAAAAATTTATAAAAAATTTTCTTTCAATGTATACACCATATAATGGTTTGTTATTATATCATGGTTTAGGAACTGGTAAAACGTGCTCTGCAATTGGTGTTGCCGAAGAAACAAGAAAATATTTAAAGTTTATGGGTTATAATGAACGAATAATAATAGTAGCTTCACCAAACGTTCAAGATAATTTTTATTTACAATTATTTGATGAACGAAAATTAGAAGAAAAAAATGGTATTTGGACTATTAATAATTGTGCGGGACAAAATATATTAGATGAAATTAATATGATACAAAAAAATTTATCACGTGATAAAGTAATAAAAATTGTTAAAAATGTAATAAACAATTATTATTTATTTATGGGATATACACAGTTTGCTAATTTAATAATAAAGAAATCAAATATTTTAACTCAGTCATCAAGTGCATTAGATTCAAAGAAAAAACAGTTATTAATAAAAAATAAATTACAAAAATTCTTTAATAACAGATTAATTATTATTGATGAAATACATAATATACGTCAGTCAAAAGATAATAGTAATAAATTAGTATCAAATGAGTTAATAAAATTAGTTAAAAATGTAAATAATTTGAAATTATTGTTTATGTCTGCAACTCCTATGTTTAATGATTATAAAGAAATAATTTTTTTAATTAATATATTAAATTTAAATGACAGACGCTCAACTATAGAATTAAAAGATGTATTTGCTAATGACGGAAGTTTTATAGTAAACAGCAAAGGTGAGCAAGTAGGATTAGAATTATTTAAAAGAAAAATAAATGGTTATATAAGTTATATAAAAGGCGATAATCCATTAAGTTTTCCTTTTAGAATTTTACCAAATGATTTTTCTAAAAATAATAGTATTTTAAATAAAAAATATCCAGAATTTAAAATAAATGCTAATCCATTAAAAGAATCAATCACATTATTTGATATATATGTAAATGATACTAACATATCACCATATCAAGAATTTGTATATAATATTATTTTAAAAAATAATATATCAAAATTTGATGAAGAAAAAATAAATGCTATGGAATCTTTTGGATACACATTATTACAAAAACCACTTGAATGTTTAAATATTGTTTTTCCTAATAGTAAATTAGAAAAATATTTATATGAGAAAATGATTTTACATAATAA